TTATGATCCTTTTGTTTCTAAACTTTGCTATACATATTTTCCTGATAGAATTTATTATTCTTTACAACAAGTAGAAGAGGCATTTAAAGATAGTTGGTTTGTATATTTACCAAATAACTATAAGGAATTTAAATCACAAATATCTGGTGTAAAGTCAATAAATAAAAATGGTATATTAATTACTTTTAAAAATGATAGCCCATTAATGTATCAGGGTGTAGATGTTCTTCAGACAGATCTTAATACAAAAATTACTATAGGTGACGGAGGTTTATTTTCACAACCACAACAAACAGTATCAAATGCAGATAAACCATATGAATATGGATCATCTCAAAATAGATTGTCTGTAATAAATACTCCTGCTGGTTTGTACTATGTTTCTCAAAACCAAGCAAAGATATATCAGTATGGTGGTAACATGTTAAAAGAAATATCTCAGATAGGTTTAAAATGGTGGTTTACATTATTCTTACCATATAAGTTACTTGAAGATTTTCCTAATTACCCATGGCAAGATAATCCTGTTGCTGGTATTGGAATACAATCTGTCTATGATAATCAAAACTCTATTTTATATTTTGCTAAAAAAGATTATAAATTAAAACCTATAGAACAAAGACCGGCTGGTCCTGTAGAATATGTACCTTATGTTTCAACAGGAAAATATAAAGGTAGGGGTGATTACTTTACAGTAGGTGGAAAAGGTAAATATTTAATTGGTGATCCTGCTTTATTTGAAAGTGCATCTTGGACAATAAGTTTTGACCCTAAAAATAATTTCTGGATAAGTTTTCATGACTGGCATCCAGATTTAACATTCCCTACAAAAACTACATTTTTAACTTCAAAAGGTAATACTTTATGGATACATAATTATGTGTGCGATAATTTCTGTAATTACTATGGAACTCCTTATCCTTTTGAAATAGAACTGCCAATTATTACAGGACAGACTGTAACTACAATTAAATCTATAGAATATATATTAGAATGTTATAAGAGAAAAGCTGGTAACTGTGTTGATCAGTTCCATGTACTAGATTATAATTTTGATAAAGCAGTAATATATAATTCAGAACAAGTATCCGGGTATTTAAATTTAAATATTTTCCCTAAAAATAATGTAACACTTAGTTTAGATTATCCTAAGTTTAATCCGATTATACCAACTATTATAGATGATACTATAGTAGGTTTACCAGGGTTTGATATATTATTCTCTAAAGAAGAAAACAAATATAGATTTAATCAGTTCTGGGATATAACAAAAGATAGAGGAGAGTTTCCTATTGGTTCAGGTTATCCACCACAAGGTCCATTAGTACCAGATACTACACAACTTTTAGGAAATTATCCTAGTGAAAATATTTGGGTAACTAGAGCAGATGGTTATAGAAAAGAATTAAATTTAGCTAACTTAGATTTAACTAAACCAGAATTACAAAGAAAGAAGTTTAGACATTATAGTAAAAACCAAATATCACTTAGGTAATGAGTTATAATAGAAAAGCCTTATCTAAAGCAAAATTAGATTTAGATAAATACAAGAAACCTAATCCGTATAAAAAAGATATTATTTATACTGAACAAGGTCAATGGAAATTCCCGGGTCAAAAAACTAGAATACCTTCTAGTGATATTACTATGCAAGGAGTACCTTATCCTGTATTTGCACAACCTAATATTGGTAAACCACAAATGATGTATCCTGGACAAGAATATAATTTTCCAGGAGCAGACTATGTAGATGAAACTCCTATGGCAAAAAAAGGAGGTTTAGTACAAATGCCTAAACCAACTAAAAAGGGTCTAGCTTCTAAAAAATATTCAAGGAGTCTTTCTGCTACAAATAAACTGTTTACAGAAAATCCTCTATTTAAGAAACCAAAATCTAAAAAAAGAAAAGTATTTGATCCTAATGCTAAGTATTATCAAGATGGCGGTGTTCCTTATAATTATAATCCATTTACTTCTGTTGATCCAGAAGCAGAGGAAACACCAATGCCATTTAAGCCAATAAGAACAGAAAATGAGCCAGAAGATTATAACCAATTTCTAGAGTATTCTGAATCAGCTCCTGAAAATAGGAGACCTTATTCTTTTTATGGTGATCCAAATGAATATGATCACTATGGTATGTGGGATGCATTAGGTAAACCTAAAAACTTTGAAGAAGCTTTACAAATGAATTCTGATTGGCAACCAGATCCTTATGATGGATATTATCATGGTTTTAGTGTTAATCCAAATACAGGAGTATTTTTAAAATCAGGTAAACCAGGATTTAAAGAAGGTGACACAACCTGGATGGAAATAGCTGGTCATTATGCAAGTCCTAGAGCTAATGATAGTACACCAGTATATGATCTAGATTTACAAAGATTTAAATATGTACCTAAGGAAAAAGATGGAGGTATTACTTTAAATGTTTCTGATAATGAAATACAAAAATATGTTGATGGAGGTTATGTAGTAGAAGAGTTACCTGAGATGCAACCTGGTGGTACATTTAAACCAGGCACAGGTTACAAGATGCCTACATTAAGTAAGTCTGAAATGGCTACTATTAAAAAAGAAGTAGCTAAAGCAAAACCAGTTGCTGTTTCAAAACCAGTAGCAAAAAAACAATCAACATCTAGTTTTGCAGATAGGGCTGCTCAAGTAAATAAAGAAAATAAATTAAAAGGTATTGAAAACATATCAGTAGATGAAGCAACATATAATGCTAATAGAGATCGTCAAAATATGCAACATTTATCAGAAGCTTTATCTGGAGTTGGAGAAATTACAGGTATAAATTCTGCTATAAGAACTGGAGAAAGACTGATAGATGATCCTTTAAAGTTTGCAGGTGATTTAACTACAGGTATAAGTCAAGTTCCTGAAACTCTTGTTGAAGGTGCTATGACACTAGGTAGTAAACTATTTGGAGATAATAAAGACTATGTTGATGTTGACACAGATGCATTAGGTGTTGCTCTTGATGTTGTAGGTGCTTTACCAGTTGTTGGTACAGCAGGTAAAGTTGCAAAACCTGTTTTAAAAAGTGGATTAAAATACGCAGATAATGTAATATATCCTACAAGAGGATATAGAGCTAGTACATTTGATAAAAATTTAGAAAATTTAAATTATGGTTTAGGAGATGATCCTATAAATGCAGCAAAACAAAAAGAACTTATAACTAAAGTAAATAAAAAAGGAGATTTTTTTACAACAGACTTGGAAGAAATGTCACAATATTTAAAAGGAAATGAAGGCAGGAGAGGTGTTTTTATGGGAGATGATATGGTGATAGAAGAAGTAAAAATACCTTTTTGGAAAAAAAATATTTTAAGTGATTCAGATGTGGTAAACTTAAAAACAGCACAAGGTTCTGTATTACCAGGGCAACCTAGAACTATGTTTCAATCAGAAATAAATGCTAATGAATACATTATCCCTAGAAAAAATATTTTTTATCCAAGAAAATCAACAGTAATAAAAGCAGCACCAGAGGAAGTTTTTAAACAACCTGTTTATGCTAAGAATTTTAGAGGAGAAGATATTGATATAAGTGAGTTTGATTTTAATTATTCTCCTTTTTCACCGGATGATCCTGTATTTTCAAATAAAGGTTATCAGTATCTAGAAGATCAAATAACAGGAGCAACTGGTAAAGAACTACCTTTATATAATCCTAATCCACTTCAACCACATACAAGATATAAAAATTATTCTAAAGGAGCAAATGCATCAAATACAGCAAGTAAAGTTGCAAAACCTATTATTAAATCAGCTAAATTAAAAGAGTTTTTTAATAGACCTCCTGGACCACTTATGCTTGGTTTAGGAAGTAGAACAAAAACTCCTAAAACAATTCCTAACTTTGAATCAGAAATAGATTGGGTTAATTGGGTAAAAAAACATAATAAAAATTATGATGCTGAAGATATTCAAAATGTAATTAAAAATTCTGAAGAGTATAATATTATTGAACAACAAACAAAAGCTAATGGTACTTGGATGACAAATGCAGATGGAACTCCTTTCCAAGGAACACCAGAACAATTTATTCAACAACAAAGTACTAAGTTTAAACAAGCTTATCCTGAAGGAACTGAAATAACATATAGAGGGGGTGATAAAAGTGATGCATTAAAAAGTGATTGGAGTGACAAATCTAAGGTTGTATTTACAACAAAAGATGAATATGGTGCAAGAGCTTATAATAGAACATTAGATGAGCCGGCTATATCTTTAACAGAAGCTCCACCAGAAGGGATAAGTCAATTATATATGCCACAAACAACTAATAAAATAGTTATAGATGGAAATATATATCCTATAGGACATAAGAATAGAAAGTATGGTTTACCTTATATTGACGATAAGGGTAAAGAGGTTATAGATCCGGCATATAGAACTAATTATGCTAGGTTAAATGCAATTGATCAGGTACCTGCTAATGAATTAGAAGCTCAAAATTTAGAAGCTTTTAAAAATTGGATGTTAGAGAAACATCCTACAATGACAGAAAGAGGTTGGTCAGGAGAACCTAGAATTTTAAATGACTGGGTAATGACAGATCATTTTGCAGATTTTTTAAATTCACCCGCAGGTAAAGATATATCCAGAGTAGAGTTTCAAAAGATAATGGACGGTACTCTAAACCCTATTGACGTTGAAGTGCATAATTTAAATAAGGCACAACAACTTAAATCTAGGTGGGGTAATAGTGGAGAATTTGATTTAACTAATCCTAATAAATTTAAAGCTTTATTACCATATATTATTCCGACAGGTTTAGGAACCGGTGCAGCTGCTTATGGTACATCTGAAAATAATACTGAACCACAAAATAAAAAAGGTGGTAACATTAATAACTATGCTCCGGGAGGAGAACTATCTCCTAAAGATTTAGACCCAGCTACTCTAGAAAAATACTTATCAGATTTAAGAGATTTAGAAAACTCTATTAAAAAAGGTTACAAAAATAATAAATGGTATCCACATTCTAGTATTGAGGGTGGTGCTAATACTATAGCTTATGGACATAAATTAAAACCTGGTGAATCATTTGCTTCAGGTTTGACTGAACAACAAGCTAGAGACTTACAGAAAAAAGATGTATTAGTTCATCAGGCTAAAGCAGAAGAATATGTAGATAAAAAATATGGTACAGGAACTTATGACAAGTTACCTCAGAATAGTCAAATGATGCTTACTGATTATGCATATAATTTAGGTAGCTTAAATCCGTTCCCAAGTTTTGTAGAAGGAGTTGTAAAAGGAGATAAAAATAAAATGCTCCAGCAATATGAAAGAAGAGGATTATCAGAAAGAAATAAATGGACTCAAAATGTAATAAATACTACTGATTTCTCTAAAGGTTCAGATGAAGGTTTTTTTGATTGGCTTAAAACTGGTTGGTGGAACAAGAAAAATGGTGGGGCTATTGAAATGGATATTAAAAATAAAGAAGACCTAAAAAGATATGTTGATCAAGGTTACATTATAGAAGAATTGTAAATTTTTAAAGTTTACTCATTAAATTAAATTTTAGTATATTAGTATATAACACGTTATTATGAAAGTAAGAATAACTAAAGCACCAGATGGAAAAGGGAAGTTTGTAAGTAAACTACAAAAATTTACAGCACAAATGGGTGGAACACCTCCTTCTTCTCAAGAACAATTGGTAAATTTTATAGCAAATGATATTGCTTCAGGAAAAGCTAAAGAAGAAACTATGGTTAAACTCTTTGCTATTTTAGGTAATGATTTTAATTCAGCTAATAGTTACTATGATCAAGTATATCAAATGTATGCTTCTCAAAATAAAGAAGAAGAGGAAGAAGAAGAAACAGATGAAGCAACAGAATCTAACAAAGTAGAAATAGCAAATAGTCCTGTAACACAACCTGTTTCACAACAGAATGAAACTAAAATTTCTAATGATCTTATAGCTGAAGATAGAGACGACTCAGACTTTGATGCAGAAATATACTCTGACTATGAAGATCCTAATGCAACTACTCAAGCTAAATTAGGAGGTAACTTTAAAAAGGAAAGAAGAAAGTATGTAAACAATATTCTTAAACTGGCTAAAAAAGAACTTGGTGGAACAACACAACTAACTCAATCTTCTACACCAGATCCAACTGGTGAAGAAGTTAGGAATAATATGAAAGGTTCTTTTGTAAATAATCTTAAGAATAATGCTCAGTTAGCTGTAATAAAAGAACAAGCAGAAAATCAGTTTGATACATACATGCAAGATGGTGGTCAAGAACAACCATATGACTTTACTCATTATACTCATGGTGATACTGATGTGTTTCATGATCCTATGAATGAGTTAGTACAAGCAAGATTAGGCTTTAATAAAAGAAGAGGTTTTAGAAACAATCCATATTACATGACACCTTTTATGGGTCTTACTCCTGATATGTTACAAATGGGAATGATGGGACCTATAAGTAAATTAGATGTTACAAGATCCCATTGGTTAACAGGAAGACCTTCTAGATACTCTATGGAATTTAGCCCTATGCCAGGAATGGGTATGGGTTATTATTTACCTGGTTATGGGCACGGTATGAGAGCTACTGGAAATAAAACTCCGGGTAGACTTGTAACTGAACAAATCAGTAAAGATGTAAATAATGAGAGTATAAAAGAAGTAGCAAATACAACTAACTCTGAAGCTGCAAATAACGCTACTGGTCCAAAAAATTGGAATGAGGCAGATTATAATAGTGATAATATTCCAGATTATTTACAACCAGATGGTGCAGGAACAGAAGATCTAGCAATGGGTAGAAATTTACCTGTGGGTCCAGTAGAAAATCCTAATGATCCTACTGAAGAAATACCTACAGAAAAAGTTATTACTAAACCTAAAAAGAAATCTACTCCTAAAACAGTTACTCCAGTAGTTACTCCAGTAGTTACTCCTCCTTCAGATCCATTTGGTATTGGTGCAGGAATTGAGAATCTTATTAGAGGAGGTGCTGAGTATCTAGACCAAGGTATTACAAAAGGAAAAGATTGGTTAGAAAAAACTGCTAGAGAAACTGGTTGGAAACCTGATTCTGAATTAATTGCTGAAGCTACTCAAAGAATGAATAGCAGGGGTTATGATCCAAGAAATTATTATGGTTCTCTAGGTATGGGTCCTCAAGCAGCACAAGCAGATGATGCTTTAGTGCAAACACTTGTATTTGGTGCACCTAATTGGGGAATTAATTTTGGTAAAAATGCTGTATCTCAAGCTGTTAATAGTGGTTCAAAACTATTAGGTAAAGGTACTTCAGCATTACCTTCAGGACAAACTATGTTAAATGCTGGACAAACTATGTTAAATTCAGGACAGAGAATGTTAAATCCTGGACAAAAATTACTTAATCCACCTGCAGGTTTTCAATTTAAATTACCATTTCAAATAGGTGGTATAGTAAATGATCCATTTATGGATCCTTACGGAAATTTACAAAAGTTTATTTATGGTGGTAATGATGCTTTTACTCAAGCAGATTTAGATGATACTTATTCTAAAGATACAACAGATGCTTACTTTGCTAATGGTGGTTTAACTAAATATCAAACAAGAGGAGAAGTAGGTAATGATTATAGTTCTTATGCTAAACAAATAGGAGATAGATTAGGTATGTCTTTGAGAGATGATCTATCTGCTAAAGAAATGTATGAGTTAGCTCAAAAGGCTGGTATGTCTAATCCTCAAAGTAATACAAGAACACAGACTAATGTAAACAGAAATGCTTATCCTAATTATTTTAACGCAGGTTATAATAGAGGGCAGTTTCCGGGAATGTATTATGATCCTAGATTAGGAAACAGAGGTCCTGGTATATTTCCAGGGAGATTTGCTACTTATGCAGGAACATGGGCAAAACCAATGGGTATGCGTGTAGCAGGAACCAATCAACCTTACACAGGTATGTTTGATCCTTCTAGTATTGCTAAGATAAATGTTACAAAATCTAATTGGCTAACAGGAGCTCCTAGAAGATATACTATAGATTATAATGTAAACAGAGATGCTTCTGGAAAACCACTGATTAATCTACCTACTTCAGGTAGTTTAGCATCCGCAGGTAATACATCTGCCGGTAGCAATGTACCTAAAGGAAATGATCTACAATCTACTTTACAGAGAGAAACTCAAGGTTTATCTGGCAGAGATTTGAGAGTTAAAGAGCGTGATATAAAAAGAGCTTTTAAGCAAGGTTATGGTAGTGATTATGCATATGATGATAGTAGAAATGGAAATTTTTCATTTACTCCATCATCTACTGTAAAAGCACCTGGAGAAGATAAAGAGTATATTGCAGAATTCCAACAAAAACAAAAAGATAGAGGTTTAGTATGGAATGAACAACAAAAGAAATGGGTACCTAATGCACAGAATATGGCGGCTATTAATGCTGCAACTGATCCAAACTATGTAGCTAATCAACAAACTGCAGGTAATGCTTTGGAGCAAATGGTAAATAATCCATCTAATCTTTTTGATTACTCTAATTCTCCTAGACAGTCTAGTGCTCCTGATGTAAAACAATCTGCACCTACTGGACAGACACAATCTCCAACAGCTTTAGATTATTTACAAGGGAAAGCTCAACCAACAAGTAGAACACAAAGTGGTACTACAGTAATTAATGCTGCTGGAGAACCAATAACAGATGAAAGTTTTACAGAAGCTAACACACCTTCTGCAGCAAATCCGGCATCTGCAGCACCTAATCCGTTAGCAGCATTTATACAATCTGCTATAGGTTCACCAAGTAGTACATCTACTGAAAATTTATTCAATGCTGTGCAACAAATGAAAGCTAATGCTTCTCCTCAAAGTTCAGCAAATGTACAAACAGGTAGACCAGGTTTTGATTTACCTACAACTCCTAATGCACCAGAAGCAAAATTTGAGATTAACAAAAACAATCCTTATAATGAACAAAAGGAAATGTTTAACTATCTCCAAAATATGAGAAATGAAGCTTATCCAGAATGGAGAAGAAATGAAGCTGCTTTTAGATTTGGTGGTTATTATCAGCCGGGTGGAGAAAAGAGAAGAATAATGCCTCAATTATTTGACCGCTTAGATAGACTCAGATCTTTTCTTGGTAATGATGATGAAGAGTCTGTACAAATGCCTCAACAAACATTTGAAGAAGAAATGCCTTTACAAGATTTTTATAATCAAAGTGTAAATGATGCTATGAAACTTTCAGAAAACTTTCAGAATACATTACCTGTACCAGAAGAAGATCTGATGTATCAAACAGAATATACTCCTGAACAATTAGGTTTAATTGAACCAGTTAGTAAAAAATCAAGGTTTAGTAATAAGAAAAAATATAGTAAACCAAAATCTAATTCATCTGGTAAATCTAAATCTACTACTAGTTCAAATGTATCAGCTGATGATTATGATAAATATGTTTCTGAAAATAGAAATAATTATAAGCCACTTTCACCTGAAGAATCAAAAAAAGCACAAGCTGCTAAATTAAAACAGGATGAGGCTAGATATCGTAATAGAAACTATAATAGTTACACTGATGCTAAGAATGCAGCTAGACAATTTTCTGATGTTTCTACACAAGATAATATTATTTTTAGAATGAACAAGCAGCTAGAAACTTTGAGAGACCAAGAAATGACTTTATTAAATAAAACAAATAAAACAACAGCTGAAAAAACAAAATTATCTGAGGTAAATAAACAAGCAAATGATTTAACACTTAAGATACAAGCAGAAGAAGCTAAACTTAAAAAGATAGTTGATGCAAAACTTGCTGGTAAAAAAAGATTTGGCGGAATACCTCAAGCTCGATATGGTTTTGAAACTCCTGTTACTGAAGATGACAGAACTAAACCTGCATTAGATAGAATGCAAACTATGTCTTCTAAAGATGCGGGAAGACAATTACTGAATACTCAATTAGATAAAATGAGAGAAGAGTATGGTGAAAAACCTGGAGTAGTTTCTGTAGATTACAAAAATAAAAATATGTGGGAATTAAATCCAGAAATAGGTAATATTCAATTTAATACTGCTTTAGCTGGAGCTACTGGACTTAAAAATATAGGAGATACAAAAAAGGTGCAAGCAAGTTTATATAATGAATTTTATGGTGATGCATCTGCTCCTGAAACAGCAATGATAGATAGTGGAAACTATGATACTAATACAGGTTTATTTAAACCAGATGAACAAGGTTTTGAAGGAGTAGTTAAATTTGGTGGGCCTATATATGAGGATGGAGGAAGTGTGTATGATGATATGGAAGAAGGAGATGAAGTAATGATGACACCAGAAGAACTTCAAGAATTTTTAAATAATGGTGGTGAAGTAGAATATATATACTAAAACAAATGATAAAAGTAAGAATTAAAAAAGTTCCTGGTTTAAAACAAGCTAGAACTGGTTATCAAGTTCAAGGTGCATTAGCAAATGACGTACCTGCCTTTGGTGGTGCTGACTATAATGCTTATATAGGAAAACCTCAAACTAAAGTTAGTAGAACTTTGCAACCTGTTGCAAGAGAAGGAGCTAATCTAGAAGCTGAAAAGAATGAAACAGTTGTTACTAATGATGGTAGTAATATGCCTGCATTTTATACAATTGGTGGTAAAAGACATTATGAAGGAGGTACTCCTTTAAATTTACCAGATGATAGTTTTATTTTCAGTGATACTAAGGCAATGAAAATAAAGGATCCTGCTATACTTAAAAAATTTGGTTTATCACCTAAAGATGGTGGGTATACTCCTGCGGCTATATCTAAAAAGTATGATTTAAATCCTTATAGAAAAATTCTACAAGATCCTGACTCAGATAAATTAGAAAGAAAGACTGCTGAAATGATGCTAAAAAACTATACAATGAAGTTAGGAGAATTAGCATTAATTCAAGAATCTATGAAAGGTTTTCCACAAGAGATACCTTTGATTTCTAAACCTTATATGGAAGCAAATGGTATTTCTGAAGAGGAGTTATTACCACAAAAAGCCCAACCACAGCAGCAACCTACTGAAGAGTATGCAGATTATGAAGAAGTAGAACAAGGAAATCAGATGCCTTCAGAAATGCCAAGTGGAGAACCTATTGCTCAACCTATGCAAGATGAACAAATGATGCAAATGGGACAAGAGCAAATGATGGCTTACGGAGGATATCCTATGGAAGATTATTTCTTTCCTTACAATCCTGTTGAAATGGCTTATGGAGGTTACTTACCTAAAGCTGCTCCAGGAGCTATAACACCATATGAGAAAGCTAAAACTAAAAAAGGTAATATTACACCAACTGGTAAACAAAATAAGTTTAGTGATAGAGATCAAAAGCTTGAAGATTATCTAGGACAATGGGAAGCTGATATACCTGGTATTAAAGATATGTCAGAAGGACAAGCTCAAAAAGCTATCTATGAATGGTCTTTAAAAAATAATCCAGATGCTATTAGATCAATGTGGCAAGAATTTGGTCTAACAAATAAAGGAATGGAAAGCTCTAAACTTAGAGCACTTAGCCAAAATAAAACTGGTACATTTACAGAAGAAATGCTTAAAGATCCAGAACTATTAGGGAAATTACAAGAAGCTTATGTAGATAATTATTTTGGAGTTAGACAATTAGATCCTTTAGCTAAAAAGGAAGAGGATCCAAAAGTTATAGAAAATCCTAACGCTCCTGTTCAAAAATGTTATTGCCCTGATGAAAATGGTAATGAAGTTGAGACACCTATGGTAGATGGTAAATGTCTATGTGATGAGTATACTGCAGAGTCAGAATATGATCCTGGTTTTGCCCCACCAAGAAGAAGATCAGGTTTTTATTTACAAGATACTATAAATACTGCTAATGCATTTGCAAATCTAATGGGATTAAAAAAATACTTACCTATTACACAAAGAATGCAACCTATAGAGTATGGAGTAAACTATTTAGATCCTACAAGAAACATTGCTGGACAAAATGAAGCTACTGCACAATTAGCTAAGGCTGTTTCTTCAACAGCTGCTGGTCCTGCAAATAGAGCTACTTTAGCTGCAATGCAAGGTAAGTTATCAAAAGGTGTTGCTGATGTGTCTAGTCAATATGATAATGCTAATGTGGGTATTGCTAATCAATATAAACAAGGATTAGGTGCTTTAAGAAACCAATATAACATGCTGAATAATCAGTTGACTAAACAATTAGGAAATGAAAATGCTATTGCTAATCAACAGTATGATAATTCTAAAATGGCTTTAAGAGGCAATCTTGCTCAAGCATATAACACAGCAACTACTAATGCGGCACAAACAGATGCTCTTAACCAAATGACCCCTAATTATCAAATTGATCCTGAATCAGGTGGTTTTGTAGATTATGTAGCGACTGATAAAACTGTTGATCCAGGTACTAAACAAAAAGATGCCTTAGATTTTGCATATGAATTACAAGGTTCTGGTCTAAGTCCAAAGATGCAAGAAATGTTATTTAAACAAAATTTTGATGTTGGTAGATATGGTGGACAATTTGCTAATGGCGGAGCATATGTAATGGGTGATACAGTTTTTCCATTTATGTTTTACTAAACTTTAAAAGTTTATTAAACTTATAAAATTTTGATAGTTTTACAATAGATAATAAGAATCAATTATGGCAACGTATTTACAAGGCGTCACAGATTATATACCTCAGTTTCAACCCTTTCAACCTGACTTAAATTTTTATGCAAATGTTTTGCAGACAAAACAAACTCAGTATGATAATAATTGGAAGGCATTAAATAATATGTATGGTAAATTATACCATGCAGATTTAACTAGAGATGGTAATATTAATAAAAGAGATACTTATTTAAAACAAGCTGAGTTTGATTTAAAAAGAATTTCTCAAATGGATTTATCATTAGAGCAAAATGTAAATCAAGCTACACAAATATTTAAACCATTATATGAAGATAAAGGCTTAGTAAAAGATATGGCCTGGACTAAAAATTATATGACGGAAAGATCTAAAGGAGAATCTTTTAAAAATGCTTATGATGAAAAATTACAAGATAGATATTGGGATGTAGGTTTAAGAGAACTAGATTATAAGAGAGAAGAATTTAAAAAAGCAGATGATGCAACAGCTATGAGTTTTGGAAATGCTACATATACTCCATATGTAAATGCTATGTCTGTAGCTCAAGATGTAGCTAAAGAAGCTGGATTATCTATTGAGTCAGTAAAGTTTAGTCCTGATGGTAGATGGATTATTAAAAATAAAAATGGTGAACAATTAATAGAACCATTAAGTAAATTATTTGAAGCAAGATTAGGTAATGATCCTGGAATACAAGCTGTATATAATACACAAGCTTATGTTGATAGAAAAGATTATGCTAAGTCTAATGCTGCTTTATTTAATAATGATGAGAATGCTGCAGAAATGAAGTATCTTGAAGATAAGTTTACAATACTTAAAAGACAAAATGAATTAAGATACAAAGGTTTACAAGCACAAAATACAGTATATAATAATAGAATAGATGATTTAAAGAAACAGGTTGCTAATAAAACAGCAAACCCTGGAACAGAGTTAGAGATAGCTCAATTAGAAATGAACCGAGATATTAATGCTAAAGTATTATCATCAGTAGAACAACAAGGCAAGACTCTAAATAATGGTATGTCAAGTACACCATCTACTGAAGGTGGATTTAGAAATCCTTATGGTGACCTAAATACTTTAAGATTTAAAGTAGATTCTGGTGTAGCCAGTATGCTTATGTCAAAAGACTTAAATGAAGCTGCTCAAATATTTGCTTATAAAGATGCTAAAACAGATTTAGAGTCTAACCCATATAAAGTAATGGAAGACAAGCATATGTACAATCTCAAAGAGATTGGTGCAAAAGAAGCTTCTGCAAAGAGAGTTGCCGAGTATAAATCTGGACTTGCTAAAAAAGAAGCATTAGATAAATGGTTAGTTGAAGAAAGAGGTACCCATACATGGGAACCTATTACTGATGCTAATGGTAATGTAGTAGGTAGAGTAGCTAGAGAAAAAGAAAGTGAAACTACTGGTGTAACTATAACAGATAGAGAGGGTAATGTTACAAATGAAATTAATATGCTGGACTTTGCTAATCAAGTTAAGAAAGATCAGTTTATTCCTGTAAAGAATTATCTACAAAGTGCCGGTGCTCTTATTGCTACATTAACTGGAAATAATAAGATGAGCAAAGAGCAAGCAGCAAATATATTACAAGAACAATTATTAGCTGTTGATAGATATGAAAAAGGAAAAGACTATTTTGCTCAAATGTCAGCTTACCTTCCTAATGTAGATGCTTCAGAATCTCATATACTTACAAAAGATATAAGAAAAAAATATGATGTAAAAAGTGGTATGTCTTTGTATCAAGCAGTAAGAGATGGTAAAATTCCTGCTAAAGAAGCTGCTGCACTTTTAGGTAGTTTTGATGATAAAGTTTATTCAGAAATTGCTAGTGCATCTCAAGATATATTTAAAGGAATAAGTTCACGTACAGGTCCTAAAGCACTTGAAATAGACAATATGTCTAATAAGTTAAATGAATTTGTTGCTCAAAATCCTAACTTATCAGAAATTCAAGTTGGTGGTAAACCTACACCTTTATATGCAGCTGTTAGAAAAAATAGTGCTGCTATTAGTGGTTATATAGAATATGATAAACTTGCTGAAAAGTGGAAAAAAGATGCTATAAAAGGTGTAACAGCTGAAATGGTTAGACTTGATTCAAAGACACAAGATGGAGCAAATTATTTATTTGATGAGTATGGTAATATTAAATCGGAAGCTGAATATTATAAAAGTATACCTGATGCTATAAAAGATAAATATGTTACTAAAACAAAAGTAGTTGCTCCTAGAAAAACTGATTATAGGATGCCTGCTTACTATGAAGGTGCAAGAAATAGACCAGCAAGAACTGTAACAATAGGATTTGCTTCTGGTAAATATCCAGTAAATTCTTCAGCTTATGGTGATGAGTTAAACTATAATAAACTTGTTGAAAAAGCCAATAAAGCATTTACAAATTCTTCTGTAATTAAAAAAGCTCCTCCAGGAATTAGTGCAATTACTGAGGCTGGTACAGGACTTTATACTAATAAAATGAAGTACTATAATATTAATACAAAGAGCATGGGACCTGTTGCAGCTAAAGGATATGAAATGTTAAATACACTAAGTAATTTAGATTTAGGTGATACCAAAAATATTAGAGTATCTACTTTTGGTTCAAGTGCTTCTGCTTGGGCACATGGTCATGTTGCTGAAGGTAAAGATGTTCCTCTAGTACAACAAATACTAACAGATCTTAAAAATGCTAAAGGAAAGTATACAAAAGATAATACTCTTACTGAATTTGGTATTGCTTATAAACCAATATCTGCAGGTGATATAAAATATTCTGGAGTAATAATAAAACTACCAGATGCCTATATTAAATCTCTTAATGTTGGTGATGAGAAGAAAGCTGAGCTACAGCAAAATGGAGTACAGTTTATGGTACCTAAAGAACAACTATCAGGAACTACATTGTATCAAGAATCTACCGTAGACCCAATATCAGCTGTAATAGACTATACAGGTAAACCTTATGTTTATAATGATCCATTAAATCCAAAAAATACATTAACAATTTCAAAAAATGATTTTGGATTATCACCTTATTCAGTAGAAATAACATCTGGTGTATATGACCCTAATACAAATACAGAATTAGAAAATAGATTAGTAGACTATGAAACATCTTATGGTAATGATCTTACAAGTTTTGTATTTGATAATATTACAGGTGAAGGTGGTTTCTTTGATCAATCAAGAGCAATAAATAATTACAATTATAATAATAGATAATAATGGCTGAAGAAAATCTTTTTAATCCTCTAGATGATTTAGGTCCAGAGTTTGGTGGTATTAATAGACCTGGTTCAGATGCTAATAGTTATTTACCTTTTGAAGGTGATAAAATAGATACTCCTAAAATTAATTTTCCACAGGCACCTAATCCTTTTAGTATGCCTGGTGTTAGAGATTTAACAAGACCTAACTTTAACATTAAACAAAATATTGTAAATAATCCTGGTATAATTAAATCTGCACCTAAACCTGGAAAGGTAGATGTAAAAGGTTTAATGAATGCACAACAAGATTATTTAAAATCATTAATACAAAGTAAACAGTCAAATGAAGATTATGCTAGAATATATAGTTATAATGCTGGCCCAAGTGGAGGAGCATTCTATGATAGATATGCAGCATATGGACAAGAAACATTTGATAAAATAGGCTTTCACCCTTTAAGGGATAATGAAGCTATATTTAATGCAAGAACTACTAAAGCAGATGATTGGAGTAGAATGATGTCACACTCATTTTTACCAATGGTGTGGAAAGGTTTTACTGATGGACCTAAGAGTTTATGGAAAATGATTCAAGGTGACTTTACCGGAACAGACCTAGAAGGAGCAGAAGAATATGAAAGATTAGCTGCTATAGGATCATCTAGTAAAGGAGGAGCGTTTGGATTTGTAAATAATACAGTAATGAACTTTGGTTACACTGCTGGTATTATTACTGAAGCTATAGTAGAAGAAGTAGCTGGTTTAGCATTAGCTCCTTTAACGGGTGGTACTTCAGCAGCAGTTACTACTGCAAATAATGCAAGAAAAATACCTTCTTTATTTAGAGGTATAAAAGGTTTTGATGCAGCATATGATGCTAGTAAAGCAGTAGGTAATACACTTAAAGCTTTAAATAATTCTCAATCAGCAAGAAAGTTTTGGAATGCAGCTAATGCTGCAGGTACTAGTAAAATAGGAAGATTCTTAAATCCTTTAGAAAATACTGTAGATGCAATAACAGGTATAAGAGCTACTGATAACTTAACTGGTTTTGCTAAGACATTTAGAACTGCCGGAGGTTTCTATAGAGATGTAAGAAACTTAAATATGGCTTTATCTGAAGCTAGGCTTGAAGCTGGTATGGTAGAAAACAAAGTTTATAAAGATGGGTATAATGCTCACTATGAAAAATTTGGTACAGCTCCTACTAATGATGTACAAGAAAAATTAATGTCTACAGCTAAACAAGCTTCATTAGATACTTTATATTGGAATACAGGATTAATATATGCATCAAATAAAATAACCTTTAATAATATTACAGGTCCAAGAGGTGGTATAAGAAACTTTGTAAGAGCTAATATAGATGATGTAATGAAAGCCGGTAACGGTAAGTTTGGTACTGTAGGTAAGATTGTTTATGATAATACTAAAAAACAATTTGCTAGACAGTCTAATGATTTTATGTCATGGGCAAAAGGTTGGGCAAAAGACCCTATATATAAAAGTGTAGGTAAGACTGTAGGTTATTTTAAATCTAATTTTACTGAAGGTTTACAAGAAAATGCTCAAGAAATAATTGCTGGAGCAAATGAAAAATATTATACAGATGCTTTTAAAAGTTCTGTTTTAAAAATGAATCTATATTCAAGAGGTGTAACTGGTTATGCAAATAAAACTAAGTTTGACTATTATGAAGATGAATTTGGTAAACAGTTTACTGAACAAGGTGCTGAAACTTTTGCTTCTGGTTTCTTAATGGGTACGCTTGCAGCACCTTTAAATAGTGCAGTACCTATGTTGTCTGTAGGATATAACAGATTATTTAATAATACAGAATACCAAGAATATAAAGCAAGAAAAGAAGAAATGCTTAATGGTATTGTAAATAATTTAAACAGTCTTGGTCCAAAGCAATTTTATGATTCTAGAATATTTAATACTGCTGTTCAGGATATGGCTGCAGATATTAAAAATACAGGTTCAAAAAAACAAGCTTATGATGCTACAGATGAAGCTTTTATAAGTCAAGTAACTACTGCTATGGAAACAGGTAGTTTATATCTCTTCAGAGAAAGGATGACTGATATGAAGAAGATGACTCCTGAAGAAATAGAAAAAGAAGTTCCTGGTGTAGAAAAAGGTGAGGGTCAAAAATATTTAAATAGACTTGATGATATAATTAACAGAATAGATACTGTAGAAAAAAGATATAATTACTATAAAGAAAGATATCCTAATCCAATTTCTCCAGATACATTAAATGAAAAAGATCCAGAGTTTAATGCTAAAGTACAACTTTATACAGGTTGGAATGTAGCATTGAGAAATGCTGTATTCTTTAATGAAGCTTTTGAATCTGCTATAAAAAGAAAAGCAGGAATTAAAAATAAACTTACAGCTAATAAACCATTTGCATCTATATCAGATACAGAAGTTAATAGTTTATTAGACAATTTAGTATTAGGAAAAGAAATAAGTAATATCAGAAATGAAATTAAATCATTAGAAGATTTAAAGAAATCTGGTACATTAGACCCTGAGTTAAATAAAGAGTTAGAAAACAAAAAGAAAAAATTAGAAGCTTACACAGAGTTATTTAATGAAACAGAAACATTTAATAATTTCTTTAACAGATATGAAAATCTTGAGTTGATTAAAAAATCAATGAAGAAAGAACTTGAAAAAAGAAATATTAAAACTGATGAATTAACTGATGAGGCTGTTATTGCAGCCATAGATAAAAACTTAGGGGCTTTTGATGATGTAAATAAAGCTGAAAGAATACAAGCATATAAAAGAAGTGTAGACAAATATTTAAAGTCTATTGCTGATGTTAGTAATGATAATGTATTTGATGAAAAATTAGATGACTTATTTAATGATTTATTAGATCACCAAAAACTAGATACAGAATCTAAAAAGTTAGTTAGGTATAATAACCTACTACATAACCCGGAAGAATTTTTAAAACTTGTAGAAAGAAATACAGAATGGTTAAAGTCTCTCTATGATAATAGAGAAAATATTTTTAGAGATATTGTAACTGAACAAATAGGTATTGTAGAAGCAAACTCTTTACTAAATGCTTTAGCAGATAGAGGTATCTACATGAGTGTAGATGACTTTGCAGAGTTTATTAAAAATGGAACTAAACCAAAAGAGTTCTTTAATGAACCTGCTAATGAAGTATATCAAGAAGGTACTACTGAATATGATGAAATTTTTGAAGAGTACTTAACTAAGTTTAATGCTCTTAGACCTGAAAAACCAGTAAGTCAAGAAGAAGATGAACTCTTTGGTCAAGACTTAGATCTTGAAATGATTTTTGAAGATGAAGAAACAACACAAAAAACTAAAGAAGAACTTTATAAATCATATACTCCAGAACAAAAAGCTTCTATTAAAAAGATTGAAGAGTTAATTAAACTTCAGGAAAATGTAAAAGCAGGAGAAACACTTAAGGTAGATGATCCTGTAACAGGATTAAAGGCCGGAGAAAAAGCTTATTTAATAAATGATCTTTTCCATAGAAGGGTTACTAATGCTATAAAAGATGTAGAAGCAAGTGATTACCAATATACAGATAAAGCAGTTTTAGAAGATATATTTCAAATTGCTTTTGGTGGTAATGTTCTTAAAGAAAATACTGGAGCAGAAGACTTTACCTTTAAAGGTAAAAACTATGTTAAAGATTTAGTACCTACAGAAGGTGGTTATAATATTAAAGTATCAGAAAAATTAGAAGATGGTACAATAAAACCTTTATCAGAAACTGAGTCTTCAATACTAGGCTTTGTTTATTTAGCTAAACAAGCTGATCTTGCTGGATTTAGAGATGTATTATATGAAGAACTAGCAGATGAATTAACTAATATTTTACAACCAACTACAACTCCTGTCTCTACTACTACAGATACTAAAGCTGATATAGAAAGAAAAAAGGAAGAAACTATAGCTTCTATTAAAGAGGGGTACAATGGTGGAAAGACTTGGGAATATATAGGGCAATTTAGTAGTCAAGCAACTAAATTTACCAACTATGAATTGTTTCAAAATGAATACACTAAAGACCAAGTAATTGATGAAATCAACGCTAAATATGATTCAGAACCAACTGCTTTAGAAGAAGCTCCAGTAAGTACTGAAGCACCTAGAACAGGTTTTCGAACTTTTGCTGTACCTATTTCTAAAAAAGAAAATATAGCAGATGTTGTAGCAGGACCATTAGTACCAGCTTCAGAAATTTTCTGGGATAAGAATATTAAAACTACGGGTTCTTGGTTAAACTCTGTACAGGGTGAAGCTTCAAGAGGAAAAGATTATATTGAAATAGCAATTGATAGTTTATCTGAAGAAAATAGAAAAATAGCTGATGAACTTAAAGAATCAGATAATGAATATAGTCCTGTTAAAGGAGCGCGTATAGTACTGGGTATAAATCTTACTCCTGAACAAGCTCAAAGAAAGTCTATAGAGATTGCAAATAAATTTAAACAACAAGATCTTTTATGGTATAGTCCACGTACTCTTCAGAATACGATTGATGTTTTAGAAAAAGACAAACAAAGAAGTAGTACACCTGAAGCATATGATCAAGAAATACAAAGAGTAAAAGATACTTGGGGTAAAGATCTTAGACAAGATGAATATTTTGATGAAGCTACTAAAACTATTTGGGCTAGTAAAGAACTCTATGATAAATCTAAAGGACTTACTACTGCAGAACAAACTACTAGTACTCAACCTGTAAACATAAGCAATGAAGATTTATATAATAAGATATATAAGTTTGTATCAGAAAAAACATATGAAGATGGTAGAGAAGCTGGTAATTATGTAGATCAAGCTGCAAAAGATTTCTTGGGTGAAGGTAAAATGCCGGAGTTTGATCCTAATAAAATTACTAAAAAAGCTTACTTAGATTTATTTGGACCAGATGGGCACCTTACCCAAATAAAAAGAAGAATTGATAATGGTGAACTTTATATAGTAGCTAAAGGATTAGTAGTATATGATTCTAATATAGAAAAGCTAGATGGTACTACAGATAGGATTGCCGGGGAAATTGACTTAATAGCAGTAGATAGAAAAGGTAAAATACATATCATAGATATTAAAACAGGAAATGAAGATAAGTGGTTGAAGTTTAATAGAATTAAAAAGACTAAAAAAACAGCCACCACAAAAGATGATGGTATATATTCTAAAAGAGAAAACTATACTTTACAACAAGCTACTTATGCAACCTTATTAAAAAGAATGATTGGTGTTGATGCTAGTATATCTTTATTACCTGTTCAAAGAAGTTCTGATCCGCAAACTGGAAAAATTTTAACTGCAGGAAAACCTACAGCTCAAGGTATATATCAACCTTTAATTTATAGAAGAACCCCTGATGGTAAAATATCAAAAAATTCTATTGGTATTAAAGAGTTTGAAATAGAAGATTCAGCACAAGTTTCAGAAATGCTGATTCCTCTTTATATTGCTAGTGTAAGAGATGAGATGAATACTCTTTTCCCAATCACAAGATATAAGGATGCAACAGGTGAGTATGTTGAAGAAATGATAGATTTATCTGGTGTATCTAAAACTGTATCACCTAAAGATAAATTAAATACTCTTACTAAAAAATATGAAAATAGTACTAAGAAGATTGACTCTCAAATAGAAACTATTCAAGAAAGACTTAGTAAATTCAATATTACTCAGAACTTTGATAGTATAGACCTATCTGAAAACTCTGACTTTGTACAACAACAACTAGAAAAAGATGAAGCTTTTGCTAATGTATTTAAAGTACACAAAGATAGATTTGTTGGAAAAGTTTCTTATGCTCCAACTCCTGGACAATTACTAGCAATTGACGCATTATCTACAGGAGTGTTGACTCCAGAAGAAATAGATCTTGTACAAAATGGTAATCCTAATAGAGAAGAAGTATCTGAAATAATACATGAAGCAGTTAAAAGAATACAGTATTTAAAAGTTAATACAACCAGTGATGTTGCTGCTAGAGCATTTTCAGATTATCAAAGAGATGTCTTTAGTTTAATTAGTTTAAATAATACTAATGCTCAAGATAAAGCTATCTTAGAAACATTTGTTAATGCCTCTCAGGCTACAACACCTCAAGAAATACAAGATGCTGTAAATAGTTTAGATACATTACAAAGTAGTCTAGAACAGCAATTAAGTAACAGGTATTTAAAAGATAATGTTATACAAAAAATACAAGGTCAACTTAAAGATGTTAAAGATTTTAATGCTAACTTTAGATTAGATTCAGGCTTTGTTGATGTAGTAGATATTTTTGCTGATCCAATAGATTCCACAATAGATGGAGAAAGTGTTGTAAAAGTAAATGATATTTATTATCTTAATAAGGATGGTAACCCTAAAATGGTGGTAACAGAGATATTAGAAAATGGAAACATTGTGTTAAAATTAGCTACTAAACAAAATACACCTAGAAAAAATGCAAAAGAAATGGTAGTCTCTCCAAATGAATTCTCAAATAATTTTGTTAAAGAATCAGAGTTAAATAATGTTTCTGATAAACAAACAACATATACAACATCTCCTGCTGAAAAAGAAATTTTAGAAGAAACTTTTGATGCTCAAGATGTTTTCCTTGCATCTGATGAAGCTAAACAAGAAGCTTACAATATTGGTATGGAAACAAATGTAGAGGATATAAAGAATGATTTAATTAATAAATTTAAAAACTGTCAGTAATGATCCAATGTGCTATAAATGATCCAGAGATAATAAAATCACTTTATTCATATGTTGTTGCAAATTTAAAAGAGGCAGAAAAAAAAGGAAGTTTTGATCCAAATGAGTTCATGCAAAATTTTTATAATGAACTTAAAGCTAATGGTTCACCAGAAGCTGCAGCAAAATACATTGCATCATTACCTAAATTAATATCAAGTGTATATACTTCATATTTTTTTGAAAGTAATATTAATATTGATGTAAATAAATTAAAAGAATTAAACGTATCTTTTAGATCAGAAGATGGTATTAATAATGTACTAAAACAATTTGACAAGCCTGTAAATGCTGATGAAATTAATGCTAGTATAAATACAGATGATATATCTGAAAATGAGATTGAAATAAAAGAAACAGTAATTAATGAACCAGTTATACCTTCAAGAAGATTTAGAACATTTAGTCCTTTAACAGGTACAGGTCAATCATATGTTAAAATAAAACCTTCTGCAAAAAATTCTAAAGAACTTGTTGTAGAAAGAATAGATCCAAATAAAATACATATTGTTAATACAATGGCTTCTATAAGCAATAGTATGAACAATCAAAGTATTACAGATGGTGTAATGTATCAAGGTAAAAAACTATTCTTTAGAGCTTATAATTTAAATGATTTTGCTACTGGAAATAGACAAGCATTATTTGATGAAACAACTCAAGATGAAATTATAAAAGCTAGATCAATTGGTGCTAAAACACCTGAAGGAGTTTTAAAAATTAATGAAAGAGTTGTATTAATATTATCTGATGAAGCAGGAAATCAACTTTACTTTGATGATGCCGGTAATATTTCTAATGAAAATGAAGGTAAAATTGTTTACCAATTCTTAAGACCAGTAAGAGTAGTTGAGAATAAACTTGTAACTACTAATATTTATAGTAATGAGAATGCTATTCTTACACCAAAAGAAATTGCTAGAAGTACTTATAAAGAAGAATTTGGAGATAAACAAGTTTACTTAGATTCAATAATAAAAGAACAAGAGGAAGACTTAGCAACTCTTAAAAAAATACAAGATGCTGCTTTAAGAAGAAAGCCTTCAGATGCTGCCTACTTATTACCTATTACAGGAATGACTAATGGTGTAACTACTCTAGATTCTGCTACAACTATATCTCTAGAAAACTTAATAACATTTCCTAATCAGTCTAAAAAAATTATAGAAACAATTGAAACTGAATCAAAAGAAAATGGTATTGTAAAGCAAGGTGGAGGAACCATAAGAATAAATGGTGAACAGTTTCCTATTGATAGGATGAGAATAAATAATGATATAGCAAAACAAATTTCAGAAATCATTATAAATTCAGAATTAACCGTTCAAGAAAAATATGATTTTATTAAACAGTTCATTCCTATAGGAATGACAAAAAGTGTTAGAAATTTTGACATAACATATAATTTTGAAAAAAACTCATTGTTCTTAAATATATATGAGAAACCTAACCTAATAAACCAAATAGCTAAATATAATCTATCTAATACTAATCTAAATAATGAAAATACAGCAAAAGCTTCTGAAGATTTATTTAATGCTTTAACTAAAGGTTATAAAGGGTATCATACTTTTATAAGTTATGATAATGATGCACTAAGAAATAACTCATATAGAGTTTATAAAGGTGGTAAAACATTTGAAAGAAAAAGTTATTATGATTTAATACTTGCTCAAAATCCTAATATTTCACTCATAGAAAATAACCCAGGATTCTTTAACTATTCATTACAGTTTAATGCTCCTACAGGTCCTGCAATTTCTAATATAGTTACAGATGAACAAACACAAGAACCTGTTGATGATGAATTCATACCTGTAAATACTACTACTGCAGCTGATATAGAAGCAACAAGATTATATAATATAATAACTTCACCAGAATATACTGATCAGATGGCTCGTCAAGGTATTTTGGGAAATGAACCATTTCATTTAACTAAACTATTAGTAAATGAAATAAAAAATAATCCCGAGTACACTAAAGAATTTGCTAGAGAAGTACTTGACAGTTTAATAAATTACTTTTCACAAAAACAAATTAATTATATAAATAGCATTATAGATAATAAAGTTGATGGTGCTGAAATTAAAAATGGTACTGATATAATACAAAATATTGTTCAGCCAGAAGCTCCTCAGCCTCATAATAATCCAACTAACTCTAATAAACCTGATGATTTAATAGATGGATTATTTAGAAAAGGAAAAAACTTAGATGAAAAAATAAGTGCAAAGAAAATAAAACAGTCTATTGATTGGTGGAATAGTCCTGGAATGAAAGCCATGAGAGATGCAATAGACTTGAATCCTATAATGAATATAGTAAATTCAGATGTATATGCTACTTTTATTGTAAGTGCGGGAACTTTAGCAAATCCAGATAGACTTGGTAAGATAAATTATAATGTTCAGAAAGGTAGTATATTCCAAAATCTAACAATATATCATGAGGCATGGCATGCTTTCTCACAATTATTCTTAACTCCTCAACAAAAGACTGATCTATATAATGAGATGAGATCTTTAAAGGGAACCTTCACTTTAGAAAATGGAGAAACCTATAGCTACTCTACAGCAAAGATAAGACAATTAGAAGAAAAGTTAGCAGAAGATTTCAGAAACTACATGAAGACTGAAAAACCTGAAACTAAAACTCCGGTTAAAAATACTTTATTTAGACAAATATTAAATTTTTTAAAAGCTTTATTAGGTAAAATTCTTAAGAAGTTTAACAAAAAAGATGTTACTATAGATGCATTAAATTCACCAATGGCAAAAGAATTGTTTAACAATTTGAGAGTTGGTAATTTAAATAGTTATACGCCACTTATATCCAATGCTCAACTATTCTCTTTAGACAGAGGTGTAAGGAATGTAGAAAATCCTAGAGAAGATATACTTAGTAAACAAGATAGTACACAGTTAGTGTCTACAATAGATTCTATAATTGCAGAAATTATAGATGAGAGATATCAGAAATATAAAAATGTTCCTGGAGCTAAAGCTATCACTATCGCTACTCTTGTTGAAACTCAAAGAAGAGAAATTCTTTTAAATAATGTTAGAGAAGTTTTAGAAAATAAACTTAAAACAGAAAAAGATAAACTAAATAAATTAAAACCAGATTTTGATTTTAATGGGTTATCTACTTTACAGAATATAAAAGATTATGCATCTGCCAAATTAACTAATAAAAAAGGTGATCATAAATATGTATTCTTAGCTTCTCAAATTTTAGATTTTTCTAAACTTGATCCTTCTTTAAAGAAAGGTGAAAGAGTAAAAGGTGAATCATATGCAGGTACTATAAAAATTGTTTCTGATTTTTATAAGCATAAAGAAATTAAAAATGAGAATGGTAAACCTGTAGATATAATTGTAGTATCTAATTTAGAGGATGCTGAAGTACAATATAATAACTATGTAGAAGGTAAGGCAAAAGCTTATACAGGATTTGAACTTAATCAAAAAGCTTTACAGCCTAATTTAAATTTATCTGATGATCAAGCTCTGATACTAGATAATATTAGAATACTACAATTAGCTCTTAGTAACTGGGGAGATAATAAAACTGGTGTTATTAAATACTATTTAGAAAATACAGACTATGAAGTAGCAAAGAAAAAGTATGAAACAGATTATACAGAAATACTAGATGGTGAGGATAATGCAATTGACTCAACAAAAGTTGGTAAAGGTGTTACAAGACAAGAAGAAATAAATAATGATGAGTTAAAGGGTAAGGTTTCTCTACAACAATTAATGAGTAAAGAAACAGCTTATATATTAAAGAGTTTGTTTAAAGTAGATTCTCAAGGAAAAACTCCTGTAGATAGATTTGGATTTAAACAAAGAGCTGATTTTTCTAAGATATTTAATATTGTAGCAAAAACTATTGGTGGTATAAGAGATAGACAAAAAGCTTATGATGCTCTTGTTAGAGAAGCAGAAAAGTTTCCGGAAATTAAACAATTAATTGAAAGTAAATATCCTGAACCAAATACAAGAAACACTTATGAATTTGATATAAGTAGACAATTCTTACAAGACTTTGGTAAAGCTAAAGTTAAATACATGCAATTGTTTGCTACACTAAATGATAATGGTGAGTTTGATTTACAATCTGTACAAGCTTCTTTATCTATTAGTTCTATACAGGGTAGATGGATTTCTGAATTTAAGAGTTCTCCTAAAACTCCATATATAAATAAGAGTGCAAATAATGTTTCTTCTTTAAATTTAAATGCAATTGTATCTGAGTTTAAAGAAAAAAGCGGGAACTTAAAAAAATCTAAATCTTTAGAGTTTGCTCAAGCTATAGGTATTGGTTTAGATACAAACAAAAATATAATTTCTGAACTTGATAAAAACTCTGATTACTATGGTTTACCTTATATATTTGATGCTGTAATAGAGTTTAATGAACTACAGTTACTTGAACAAGCAGGTGAAACATTAACTCCACTTCAAAAAGAATATTTAGATAAATTTAGATTAAACCCACTTGAGACTTTAAAAACAACTGTACCAAAAGATGTATTTACAGGAATAATAAAAGAGGACTTTAATGAGAATACTCAGTTAAGAAGACTTGCTGAATTACAAGGTAAATATGGATATGATTCAGCTACAGCTGGTGTAATTAGATCTAATGGTAATACAGGATATGAAGACATAAACTATAGTACCTATTCTGCTAGATTAGATGCTCTTAACAATGTAGAAAAAATAACAGATCTATGGCAAGATAAACAGTATTCTTATATGAGTTATCTTGACCCTACTATAAATACTTATACTAGACATTTAAAAATACTGAATAGTATATTTGATAGATATCAAGAAAATGGTGATAGAAAAAAAGGTAGATATATTGAAGCTATTGCTGTAGATGGTACTAATATAAATGATGATCTAGGTAATACTACTACTGAACTAGATGATAAATCCAAGTTTCTACAAGAGATTCATAGTATGCTTCTTGCAGGCTGGGCAGAACTACCGCGTATTTCTGAGAAAAAGTTTTCACAAGGTTTTAGAGTTATAGGTGGAATAGAAAATGGATTAGTTCTTGAGAAGGGTGCTGATAAAAACTTGTATGTAGATATCAATATGTTCTTTGAGGGTAACAAGGGAGAAAATTATGCTATAGTTGAATATCTTTCTGGTTACTTAGAAGGAGAGTTTGATAGAATAAAAAAGTTTAAAGGATCACAAAGAAATGAGCTTTTAAAAATTACAGGTTATAATAGAGTAGTAGATGAAGTTAATGGTAAAAAGATTTATGCCGGAGAAGTATTCAGTGCATTTGATACTGTACTGAGCCGGGAGACTAAAACAAAATTATATAATCTTATTGAAGAAAATATAAATGTTAATTTAAGAACTTCATTAAAAACTGATAGAGAGTTAGCACGTCTAGTATCTAATGATTTTAAAAATTATTTTAATGAATTAGTTTCTAATTATTCTAAAACTTACTATCAAGATGTTCCTTATTTATCTGAGTCTCTTTTAAGAAAAGCTGGTGTTAAACTTTCTGAGTCACCTACATCAGAAGAACTTAAAGCAATAAGAAATAATAAGACTATAACAGATAATATTATTAAAGCATATGCTTATAATGATTGGATACATAAGTTTGAAACATCTATAATAATGTTTGGTGATTTTGCTCAATGGGATCATGCAAAAGAAGATTGGTCTAAAAGGATTCCAGGAGCTACATCAGATGGTACAGGTTTCTTATATGATCAAGGCACTCAAGATTTTATTAATAATACATTTAATGCACCTTATGAAACTGAAAATGAGTCAGGTCAAAATGTAAAAAAGCTAAGAACCTATGCTGCAATAGAGACTGCAAAAACTAATGGTGAAATAAACTATGACAATTATGTTTTTTCAGACATATTAAATACTGCTGTTATTCAAGATATAGAAAGAAAAAGTATATATCTAGATGATATGAAAGCTGCCTGGAAAGAAGAGTTTTCTAAAACATATGATAATGAAACTGCAGAGTATTTTACAAAACTAAATGCTGAAGCATTTGAGAAAATGACTGAAGGTGATGGTATGGCTTATATGACAATAGATGCATATAGAGCTTTACATAAAACAGGTAGAGGATGGTCTATAGCTCAAGAGAACTTATATCAAAAGATTATAAATGGTGAAAAAGTTACTCAAGCTGAGGCTGCTCAGTACTTTCCTATTTATAAATTACATTATTTTGGTGCACTAAAGAATGACTTAATTGCTACTACAGCAATGCATAAGTTTTCTGTTATGCCTTTAATTCCAGGTGTTAATGCTAAAGAAGGTTCTCAATTAGATAAACTTCATAAAAAAATGCTTAGAGAAAATGTACAATATGTTACATTTGGTTCTGGATCTAAAGCTGCTAACTTAACTTCTACAGGTAAACTAGATAATATATTTGCTTCAGATCAACAAAAAGCTATCTCTGATGATGTAGAATTTACATTAAATCCAATTTACTTAGCTAATTTAAAAGAAGTTACTGTAATTAATGATGAATTTAAAGGCAAGCTTCCAATAGCTACACAAACAAGAGCTATTATTTTAGATAACTTGTTTGAAAATGGTGAGATAAAAAATAAAAATAATCAACAAATAATAGATAGTTATTTAAATACCATTAAAGATTACACAAAGTTATTACAATCAGATCTATTAAATGAAATAGGTTATGTGTATAATGAAAAAACTAAAAGATATGAAGGTAATCTTAAAAACTTTGTTGAATTCATAAGAGAAGAATTATCAGCAAAAGATGTACCTAATCACTTAGTTAAGTTAGTAAATACAACTGATGACGGTCAGTTAACAATGGACCTTTCTATTCATCCTGAGTCTCAGGATATTGAGCAGTTGTTAATGAGTGTAATCCAAAAAAGACTAATTAAACAAACCACTAATGGTGAACCACTGGTACAAGCACCTACATCATTTACAAATGGTTGGTGGGACACACAATTTAGTAATGTAACCGATCCAGAAGAAAGAAAAAAATTATTAGGATCTAACACTCTACCTTTTTATTTAAGAGGAGAGATTATAAATAAAGAAACTGGTGAAAGAGCAGCTACAAAAATGATGAAAGTAGCAATTAGTTTACAAGGTTCTTATAATAATCTTTTAAACCAAGTATATAAAGGTCAAAAAATAGGTACCATTGAAAGACTTAATGAGCTTATCAAAGATGAGGAATGGTTGAATACAGGTAATAATAGAAAAGCAATTACTATAGGTGGACCAAGAATTCCAAATGATGCTACAAATACTATAGAAGGTGCTGAAGTATGGCATTTTGTAGATCCTGCATTTGGTAATACTGTTATTGTTCCTACAGAAATAGTTGCTAAAGCTGGTTCTGACTTTGATGGTGATAAACTTTTCTTTGCAATGGCTAACATTGATAAAGATGGTAATTACATTAGTAAAGGAATTCCTGATTTTGAAAATAAATTAAAGAAAGCTCAAGAACTTGAGAAACAGTTTGAGGAAAAGAAAGCTTCTAATAAAAGATTAACTAAAGAAGATTTTGAAAAACTTCCTGAAATAAGTTCTGAACAATTAATAGAGCAACAGAAAAGATATTTACAAAATAAATATATTGAAACTCATACATCTTTGTTAGCTCTTCCTGAAAACTATGCATATCTAGTTACACCAAACTTGACTCACTTGGTAGATAAATATATACCGTATTTAGAGAAAACAAGAAGTGGTTATGATAGATATAAAAACCCAGGAAATATTGAGCCTAATAAATCAGCTCCTGATAAAGATGGAAAAAGAAAAACAGTTATAAGTCCTACAAGATTATTAGAGGCAACCTATAACTTGTATAAACATGCTGCTAATTTATCTTTAGAGCCTTCATTAGGTATACAAGCTAAAATAACAAAGAACCATACTATATTTAAAACTATTGGAGCTAAAATGCCTAATACATATAAAGATGAGTTCTTTAATTTAGATACAGGTGAGTTAATTATAAAACCATTGGAGCTACCTTTAGTAATGAGATTTTTACATAATGTAGTTAAAAATGAAAAGGGTGAATTAGTAATTTCATTATCCGGAGAAAAAACACAAAAAGGTAGTAGAATTACTGACTTAAACTCACATAATCTTAATGGTATATTAGATAGAGCAAAAAATCCTTTTCCTTTTGATCTACAGATGACTCCAGAAGGTATTAATGTAATTAGTTACTTAATACAAGCAGGAGTAAATGAAGAAGAAGTATTCATGTTTGTTAATCAACCTTTGATTAAAAAATACATGGAAGACCAAAGATTAATGAATAGTGCATACTATACTATTATAAATGGTCAAAAAGCTTCTAAGGTTAAGAGTACAGCCCTATATGATATTGCAATACCTATATTAGATACATTAAATGATGGACAAAAAACTGATTTACTAAATAAGGTAAACCGTGAAAAACTAAGAGCTGCTATTAATACAGTTAGAAAGTTAGAAGATCAAAATGTATTTGTTATAACCCCTAATGCAAATAAAGGAAGATTGCTATCAATAAATGATTTAGCAAATGAGTTAAACTCTAAAAAAATAACTGAGGTAGATAAGATATTTCTTTATAATCAATCAGAAGATAAGTATAATAAAATACTATATAAATCTGCTAGTGAGGTAGGAGATTTATTAGATAATTCAACAATTCCTTTTACAACAGAAGTTTTATCAAAAACTTATTTACCAGCAGGTGATATTAAGTTAGAAACTTTATATGATGGTATATCAACAAATGATGGTTCAAGTTTAAAATCACTTGCCTTATTCATGAACTTTATTGAGTTAGAAAAACAATTTGAAGGAATGGATAACTTACAACAGTCTTTTGCTCCAGATACTTCAACATTAACTACAACTCAACAAGTAAGACAAAGAAAAAGTAATTATAAAATGCTTACTCAGTCTAGTAAAATAGACAATGGAACCTTTGAAAGATTAACTAAAGACTCTGTAGTATCTTCATTTAATATAGATGATTTAATATTAGATTTAATATTACCATTATTTCCTTTAAGATTAAATGCTGACATCAGTACTTTTATATCAGATAAAATAGTTCAGGAAAGAAGACTTATAAAATCAAAATTTGGAACAGGTATAAAGGGACAAGAAAACTTTACTAAAGCTTATAATAATGGTGTAATTAACTTTATATATCAAAACTATATTTCTAATTTTCAAAATGAAGATGGTAAATTAGTTAATGTAGGCCCTGAAGTTGGAGGCTTTCCTACTTTAATAGATGATAATGCAGACTTTGATGCTATTGTAGAAAATGGTGTAATGATTGTAAATACAAAAGCTATTGAAGATGACTTTAATAATAAAGTATTTTTAGAAGGAAATACTACTGCTAGAAATTATGCAGAACAAGGTCTAGATGTATTTAAACCTAATCAAAATCCTTTCTTAAATTTAAATAGTTACTATAAATATGTTTTAGAAAGAGAGGCGTTAAGAGTTAAAAATCCTATTGAATCCTTAGAAAATGATTTAGCATATAAAGAGTTTTTAAGTACACTAGGTAATATTCCTGAAGATGCATATGAAGCATGGTTATCTGAAAGAGCTTTAAGAAGTAGTTATAATAAAGCTTATATAATGGGCTCTACTAAATATAGTTATTCAGATACTATACTTGATCTTATAAGAGGTTTATCAGATAAAGTAAAATCAGAATACCCTATATTATCACAGATTGCACCTGCTGAAACAAGAAGAGCTAATGTAAAACTTCTACAATTAAATAATAAGAAGCTTGTAAAAGGACAGTTAGCAGAAATATATTACTCTAACTTGCGTAATTTAGGAGATGTTACTATTAAAAAAGTTGATGATCCAGAATTAAATAAAAGAATATCAGACTTATTTAATCAGTTCTCATTAATGATGTTTTATCAGCATGGTGTTGGGCCTACTAAATTTGGATTTACAAAAGCTTTAGATCCTGAACAGTATCAAGAATTAATGCGTAGTTCAGTAAATGATTTCTTTAAAAATTATTTTATATCTGCAGAGGATACAAATAAAATTTTAAATAGAATATATGATACTGTTGTAAGTGAAGAAATGTTCAAGAACTATTCTGTTCCTTTAAAAGGTTCTCATGCTAAAGAAGTAAAAGATGAATTTATAGAATCATTTGATTTATTAACTGGTTTATCAGAGGGTCCTGTTATTATGTCTGCAGAAGACGTTGCTTCTTATAACACATACTTAAGTAAGAGTAATAACATTAAACCTAAAGTATTCTTTACTCCAAAAACTTTATTTACAGAATTTTATAATAATGTAACGGGTAAAAGACAAACTATGCCTGAAAGTGCACAGTGGAATCTAAACTCATATGGTTATTATGATATGATAGATAATGCCACAAAAGAAGTTTACATACAAAATGTAGACTTAGCAACTGGTAAAAAGATGTTATTAGCTGATGAGGTATATCCTAAATCTTCTGTTAAACCTACAGGAGCTCCTGTAAATACTAATGTTCAAGTTATCTCTCCAGATTATGGAGTAGTTAAAGCTGAAACTAATCCTACAGAATCTGATACACAACAGATTATTAATTTAATTGCTCCTCAAATTGAAAAACAAGCTTATAAAGAAAACGTAGGTGGTAATGCTAACTGGCAGTTTAGTTTTGGAAATATGTGGTCAAGAGTTAATCTTAAAGCAAATCCTTTAGTTATAGATTCTTTTGCAGGTATTAGTAAAACAAAAGCTCAAATAGAAGCTTTAAAGAAAGCAGGAAAAAATACAGATAAAACAAAGTTTATTTATGACTATCATGAACTTGATCAGGATGGTAATACACTTCCATCTTTATCAGAATTACAACCACTTATTGATAAAATACAAAATGCTTTAGGTATTGATATGTCTAATTATGATTCAATGTTAGGAAATATATATTTAGATAATCAAAGTATAGCTCCACATAGAGATACAACAGAAGCTAAATCTGCTGAAGGTTATCCTGTTATTGTATATACAATAGGTAATGATTCAGGTCTTGGTATTTGGGATGATAATAAAGGTAAAATAACATTCCAAGGAGCATATAAACAAGACTATCAAGGTAGAAATCCTACAAATGAAATCCCTACTAAAGATGGTACTATATATACATTTGGTATGGAAGGTAAAGGAAGATTTGCTCTCTCTCACACAACACCATTAGGAAATATAAAGAAGAATCCTTTTCCACCTATTAAACTTTCAGACGGTAGAGTAATTACTAATTATACTATTACTCTTACATTTAGAAGAGCGGCTGATTTGACTTCTGGAATGCCTAAAACACCAGCTAAACTTTCTACTCAATCTACAGTAACAGCAAATAATCCAGCTGAATATACTAATCACTCAGGTGGAGCAATTGGATCAGATACTCAGTGGGATGTTATAGGTAAAGAGTTTGGTATGGTAAATAACAAACATTACTTCACCGGAGAAAAAGGACCAAAGAATGCACCATTAGGAAATGTAGACATTACAAATAATCCAATAGCTGTAGAAGGAGCAAGTAAAGTTGCTCAGGCTGCAAAAGAAATGTGGGGTTATAAATACAACACAATGAAAGACCAGAGACTAATTAGAAATTGGGCTCAGGTTGCTAATTCAGATACTGTGTTTGCTATTGGTACATTAGGTAAAGAAGGTGACATTTGGAAAGGAGATGAGAAATCTGCAGAACCAAGAAAGCTTCTTAAATTTGCAGTACAGGGGGGAACAGGTTACGCAGTAGAAATGGCTATACAAGCCGGTAAACCTGTATATGTATTTGACCAAGTAAGAAATCAATGGTATAAAAATATCAATGGTGAATGGTCTAAGTCTGAAGTTCCAACTCTTACTAAAAACTTTGCAGGTATAGGAACTAGAGAAATAAATGAAGCAGGTAAACAAGCTATTAGAGATGTATATGAAAATACATTTAAGGCTACTACTCAACCATCTACTAGTGTTAAACCTACAATAGATTTAAGTAGAGAGTGGTCAGGAGATTTAAAAACAAGACTTGTATATACTGCAGAAGGAGTTAATACAATGCGTACTGAATCTGCTAAACCTAATGAACATTTTGGTAATCCTTTTAGTGAAGCAGGCTATGGTAATACTATAAAAGTAGCTAGTATAGGTGCAGCTGTTAGAATGTATAAGGATTGGTTATTAAACAATGCTGTAACTGAATCAGAAATTTTAGAAGGAAGTGTTAGTGACTTAGCTAAATTTGATAACCAAAGAGCTTGGATACTTAATCAAATTAATCAAGGTAAACTTGATGGAGCTACATTATTATATGCTGGTAAATTAGAAGCTAGAGGTCAAGGTATGCATCCTACAGCTTTAGCAGAAGTGGTTGAACAACTTAGAAGTAAACCTACTCAACCTACTGTAGAACCAGTAGGAGAAGTTAAACCAGGAGAACCAACAAAAACACCTACAATACAAGAAGAAGATATGAAAGTATTCCAAGCAGCATTAACTGATAATGATGGAGTATTACCAAATAAATTTATTGTAAGTTTACCTACTGGTACAAGAACTTGGATTAAAAATTCTAGAAACTTATATGATCTTGTAGATGAAAATACTATACTATTAAGAAATGTAAATATGGAATCTGGTCTAGTTGAACAATCAACTAC